TTTTGTGCGGTTTTGAGTGCGGGGAATGTGGTCATACTTTTGTCGTGACAATGTGCGTTCCATTGCTCCGTGACAAGCAGTGCGCATTTCGTCATCATTGAGGATGATTCGTACTTGTTGCCTCATTGAATTCTGCCTGTCCTGCCTAGTCGAGCTGCGATTGCGTCAAGGTCTCGAGGACGCCAAACGTGATATTCGGTTCCTGCGTTGACGAGGCATCGTGCGTACTTTTCTTGCTCGGCTGAAAGTTTGCCTTCGGCTGCTTTTAGTTCGCAAAAGATGACTCCTCGAGATGGCACAGATGTTGAGACAAGGACGAGGTCGGGGAATCCGTTGCCGTCTGACCGCCATACCCCAGGACGGGGCGATGAGGGTGACGCATGAAACACGAGCCACTGTTGCATCCGCGCAAGTTTGATGACTTGGTCCTGGAATATCTTTTCGGAGACAGTCATCGGGAATCTTTTCCCAACAGGAATCCACACATGAACAGACTGACGCACATGATAATTAGCATCAGGAAGTCAACCATTGCTCAGCCTTTCAAGGCGCAACAGTTCTGTTTCAAGGTGTATGCACTTTGTAATAAGTTTTTGATTTTGCTCTTTAAGTCGCTCAAGTTCCTCAAAGGCATTGTAAATCGTTGTTTCTAACTCTTGTATAGACCGCGCTGCGTTGTTCTTGTTGTCGTCCCAATCCATCAGAACGCCTCTTCGGGTTCTTCTTGTTGTGCTGGTGCGCTCTTGAGAGTGTCAATGAATTGTGATGCCTCGCGTTTGGTCATGGACTGGAGAGATGCCGGAACTGTGCGACCCATGTTTTTGCATACTGCGCGGATCATGTTCAGTTGCTTTTCTGAGGCAAGGTTGGACGGTTCGGTGATGCTTCCGCCTTCTGTCGGTCTTGAGGTCATTCGCTCAACCTTTGACATTTCCTCTCTTGAGGGGCGTTTCGTCCAGTCGGTGCTTGAAGCAAAATCGCAGTCGGCGAGGGCGCGTCCGATTGCAGAAGTAGCTGCGTTCTCGATATGGCTTGTCTTATTGACGTTGTTCGACCCGCGAATTTCTTCTGCAAAGTCGGTTGCAACTGGTCGGTCATCTTCCCTGTCGACATAAATGTCGGCTTGCACAATGACACGGTCACCTTCAAATGTTAGAAGTTTTGTGATGACGCGTCCTTCGGGGTGTTTCTCCCAAAAGCGAGCAAGGCGCGAGGCGACTGGTTCGTAATCCTCGATGCTCATTTCTGGTCAACAATCCACTCGATGACTGCTTTGAGTTCGTCGTTGTTGTTGCTCATGCTTGGATGCCGGAGGCGTTCTGCTGAGTTGCGAAGAGTCATGATCAGAGCAATTGCCTGACTAACTGTCGAGCCTTCTTCGAAGCGCATATCTGAATCAAGTTTGACTGACAGATTCATAAGACGCGCAATAATTTCGTCGGTTGTTAATTCCATGATGTTTCCCTCATCTGTGATTAGTTGTGTTTGTGGACTGTACCGCATCCACGCTTCCATCTTGCGACAAGCGTGTGTCGTGACTTGCATATGAACGCCTGTAAGGATTTCTGCCCTTTGAGGCATCCCCATCCCCAAGGTCCGACCCTCCAGACTTTGGTTCCGTCGGGGTTGATGTGGCTTTTGAATGCGATTGCGTCTGCGACTTTGACTTGTTGCGCGGGGGTTTTGTTTTTTGCGCTCGAGGAGTCTGACCAGGTCTTCCAGGTGCCTCGGTAAATGCCAAGACCGCCCGTGTATGAGCGCGTCGAATGTTGCCAGTTTCCGCCAGTTTCACAACGGGCTAATCCGTCGTAGTAAGCGTCTGGCAGGACGCCGTGATATTTGCCGTGCGCGTCGCGCTGTGCAGCTGCGGTTGCGGGTGAGGCGGTGAATGTTGCGGTGATGAGGGCAATTGCCATGATTCTCTTAATCAACCTGTTCTACTTCTGTAATCGAAGCGAACGTCATCCAGGGAGCGCGCCTTGTGGCGACTGTGACTTTGACGATCTCTTCTGTTGCCGAATCGGTAAAGATTTGGACGAGGGTGAGTTTGTCCTTAGACCATAACGGCATATACCCCCATGAGGGAAGCATCATCGGTTCGCCATCATCTTGAGGAAAAGCCAGCAACTGACCCATCCCATTATGAAACTGTAGATGAATTGTGTATCGGTCATGGCGTTTCCCTTCGCTCGACTGGTCTGAATGTTGTAACACAGACGAGGGTCTGGGTGGCGGATTCGACCTCGGAACCAATGAGGGAAACACAAATGATCCCGAGGTCTAGCACGAGGGGAAAATGTCCTCGAGCGATTTATGGTTTCGGCAGGCTTCTCCATGCGGTTTCAAATGCCTCTGCCGTCATGTCTTTTGACAGTTCAAAATGGAGCCAGCCGTTTCCAGGTCCGGCGTTGTCCGTTGCCGTGTAGACCTTGACGCCTTTCATGCCCTCACCGCGAGAGCAGCGATACCCAACTCCATGCGTCGTGCCTGGCTTTGAATACCAATGCAGCTCCTGGAGACCGAGGCGTTCTGAATGTTGCACTTTGACGCCGTCGATGACACTTGAGCCGAGGAACCATTCAAAGATAATTTTGGCTTGTGCTTCGTCTTTGTATTTTTGGTCGCACGCGAATCCGGTCGCATGAACGGATAATGATTTCCCTGATCTCATTGGGCGATTTACATACGCGCCAAGTGAGGTCGTAGCCCATCTTCTTGACATGAGTTCAATCAGTTTTTGAGTGATGGGTTGTGTTCTTTTTCCGTCCCATGAGGGATAGAACTGATACGTCCTGACGCTCATGTTGCAGGAGGGTCTTTCGGTTTATCTTTGAGACCGTTGCCAGCGAGAACACCGAGAAGACCGCCCGTTAATGTTGCGAGCATCGGTGACAGTACTGCCCACGCAGAATCGTCATTGGGGCTGACCTCAAGAGGTTGGGTTACAAATAGCAAGCCGTAAAGAAGAGCAAGGATGGAAGCAAGGAATGCAACCGTTAATCCGACGGCGACAACAAAGATGAGTCGTGCTTTGATTTCTTCGTTGCTGTGTCTGTTGTGTGGTTTCATACGCATTTCCCTCCGGTGCCGTATTGAGTGGCTGTTGTTGTTGGCGTAATTACTGGTTCAACCACTGCGCCTCGAAGTGCTTTGTTCTTTGTGCGTGGACAGTTCAAGCGTTCACGGTCTGCGCAAGCGGTGAGCGATGCACAAATAACCAATAGAATCAGGCTATTTCGTATCTTCATCGTGCAAGAGTTCTGTTGGCAGTTGTTCTATTTCTTCGGGTGTCATGTCGCGAGTTTCAGATGGTGTTCCGTCTGTGTAATGCGTTGTGATTTGTGGTGTGTTGCTCATCGGTTATGCCTTGCGGTATCCGTAGATTTGAACGTTGCCTGTCATGGTTGGTGCTGCGTTTGTTAAAAATTGGATGCCAGTCAAACTTGTTACGGTTCCATAACCAAGCAATCCCTGTCGTCCGACATAGTTAGCACCAAAAGACGACGCTGAAGATGTTCCCAATGTGTTTTGAGTAGATAAAAACGGAGTGTAAACATCGAAAGAGATTCCGCCTGAACCACCGGCAGCCGATGTTGACCAGCCAGTGTATGAGAGTGCTTGAGCGGAACCAGAGTTATCTGAAGCTGCACCGCCACTTGTGTAGCCTCTCAATGCCCAAAAGTACGCATTGTCAGCCGTTGGCGTAGTCCCTGTCACCAAGTATTTAATGTAAATGTCACCAGAGGCAGACAACGCAGGGCTTGATACAACTATGCGATAGTTGTCGTAAGTTGCACTGAAACAACCTGCAAAGTTTGTAGCCGTAGAACTAAGGGAACCGCCCGTAATGTAAGTCAGTCCCGAGTTGATGTTGTTGTTCACATACGCCGAAGTCAGAATCTGCCCGGGTACTGTTGCTGTGCTAATTGCCATGTTTGTCTCCTTTAGAAACTTAGAAGGTTGTTGTCGAGCGTTCCGAAGATTGCGTCGTCGAGCGTGAGGTATTGGTTGCCGTCGACTGATTCCATTGTGAAGTTGATGATATGGGAACCTGGGACGATCCTGTGTTCAATTCCTGAAGTAATCAAGGTCTGCGTCTCCGTTGTCGGAGTGCCAGTGGAAAAGTCCTTTTGAACGCTGATGATTGACGTCAAGTCAATTGCGAAGATAGTTGACCATTGTGCCGAAGTAAGACTTGCTAATTCGCATGAAATTCCTGTGAATCGCAGGACCGGGTTTCTGTATTTGCCAAGAAGGTACGCGCCAAGTCCCGCGACTTCTGTTGTTGTGGAGTTGAGCAAGTTGAGAAGGTTGTAGTTCTGAGTCTGATACAAGGCAATCGAGTCGGCGTCTGAGGATGTTTGTGCAGCTCCGGCAAGGGATTGCGTAACGATGTAGTTGTAAAGAAGTTCCGACCCGTACTGGTTGACCAGGCTCATATACGGGATGCCTGTGCCGTCAGTCGTAAATGATGCTCCGGCGACGGGGTTGAGAACGCTTGACCTTCCCTTGAAGGTGAGACTTCCATCGGCTGCCGTAAAGAGGTAGCCCTGTTCGGATGTGTTGACCTGCTGAAGGTAGTTGAGGACGTTTGTGTCCTGAGAGACCGCGTAAGCCCCCAAAGTGGACGACCCTGTACCAATAGACCTCGAGCCTTGATAGTTAATCTCAGGGCGGTCTAGAACGGTGCTGACGCGAACTCCTGAGGTTTCTGCGGATGGGGTAAAAGCGTTAAGTTGCTGATTGGCAAGAGTGCCGAAAGCGTCAACGCATCTGGCGGACATTCTGCCCTGGTTGGCGTTCTGATAGTCCAGGTTCCAGTCCTCAACAAAGCCTGTGTAGATCGGGGTGCCGTTGGCGTAAATGATGATTGGTGAGCGAGGCAACACGAACGGGTAGTAAGGCGAGGAGGTGTTGAGCGGGTCAAGGATGCGGGAGTTGTTGTTAAATACGACTTGTGCGGTTCCGGCGTTGAACTGGTCAAGTTGGCGGTTGCGTCCTCGACGAATGTTGATTGAAAGAACAATTGAGGTCAGGTCGACGAATGTGGTTCCTCCCAGAGTTCCGCGTCCTGCGGTGTCAAGAACGCCGTAGAAGGCGTCGTCAAGTTGGAAGGGTGTGCCGAATCCTGTGGTTGATTGGAACCCAACGAGGACTTGGTATGTGGGGACGGTCATGTCGCGGGGGCGAACACAACGCCCGAGTTTCGTTGGGCTGCAAGGATGGCGTCAATGATGTCCTGACCGACTGTTGCGGGTGATGAGATGAGTCCTGCGTCAATGTTGATTGTCATGCCTGGCATCGGTAAATCAGTAAATGGTCCGATGTCGCCGAGACCGAAGTCCCTGCCTCCTGTGCCTCCACCGAGTTTTGGTGCTGACGAGTTCTTGACTTTGCCTGGAGCAGAAGGAATGGAAGCGGGCGTTGCGCCAGCTGCGCCAGACGGCGTTGGTGCGGAGAACATTGACTCCGCTTGTTGCGTTGAAACAGGACGATTAGATGATGGGTTTTGAGCCATTAACTGATCGAAAGTTGGAAGACCTTTGACTTTGTAATTTCCCAATTCACCTGTGCGAAGAAAGTTAAGTGTTGCTAATGGGATTGCAAGTGCGTTCATGATGCCGTTAACAAGTCCAGCAATTGAATTATAGATTTTGCCGAAAGTGTTAATCATCCCGTCGGCGTCTGTTCCAAGAGTTGAGATTTCTTTGCCGAGCTGTTTTACTCCTCCTGCTGCACCATTTAGACCGAACGCTTCGGAGATGCGAATTGCGGAGTCTCCAAGTTTCGTCAAGATTGGAAGAACCTTGTAGCCGATTGACTCCTGAAGTTCGCCAAGAGTAATTCGGAGGCGAGCCATGACGCCCTCGTAAGTCTTAGCCTTTTCAGCTGCTGATCCGCCGAAACGCTCCTCAAGCATCCCCTGGACTTTTTCGAATCCTGCTGCTTTTAATGTGGCTGCGTCGTAGCCGACGCCAAGTTTTGCTAAAGCTCCAAAAGAACCTTCCTGCGCTTTTGCAATTGCATTTGCTGTTGCCTCAACCGATTTGCCTGTTGACGCGGAGAGGTCGAGGCTGAGGTTAAGAAGGTTTTGAGCCTTCGTGACGTCTCCTGTTGCCCTGACAAGACGACCCAGTGCCGGACGAAGATTGTCGTCGGCGACTCCCGTTGCCCTCTGGGTCTTGTCTATAAATTCTTCAAGACCTTTGATCTGCAAATCAGACGCGTCGGTGCTTGCCTTGATGGAGTTGGCAAGTTGAACCTGTGCCGCCTGGTCTGCTGCTGCTGCCTGTGCTGCCTTGAAAAGAACTGCTCCCGCAGCTGCTGCGCTTGCGCCCAACGCTGCAAATCCAATAACTGCAAGTTTGGCTGCCTGCTGCGCTGCGAAGCCGACCTTCTGTGTTCCTGTTTCAAGGTTCTTGAATTCGTTAAGGGCGGACTTGATTCCTTTGCCGTCAAATTCTGTGATGATTGGGATTGCAAGTGCCATTAGTCAAGTTCCTTTTGTACGAGTCTGATTGCATCCATCGACGCGTTCAATAGTCCGCGTTCAATTTCTTTGCGCTTGCGATAAACGGCGGGTCCAAGAATGCGGGTTGTGCCAGGGCGCAGTTGCCCAAGTGAGTCGCCGAGGCGGTTTTGGTTAGCCCGTCCGGCTGCTTCAAATACAGCAGCTGCGACATTGGTCTGAGTTATGTAGATCAGTGACACGGCTTCTCGAGATGCGTCAACCTTTAACTTCACTCCAGAGATTGCTCGGGCAATTGAAAAAGGAAATATCTTTTTCCCATTTTGCGTCCATTGGCGAGCCATGCCAGACAAAGGAATTTGCGCGTAGCCCTTCTGCACTTCTTGGATGGCAGGTTGTGCAATGCGATTTGCATCCTGAACAAACTGCTTGCGAAGTCCAGGCTCAACCTTGTTCAGAGAACGAATTGCTTCCTTGAGTCCTTGAATCTCAATAGTTGTGTTCGTTGTCATCGTCTTTGTCTTGATTTCTTTTGTTCGTTTAACACGTCAACAACCGTGAACAGGTCGTCTGTGTCGAAGGGAATGTCGGGTGTCCAGTATCCAGTCGCGACAAGAACCTCTGCTAATGAGCGTCGGAAACTGCCGCTTCTGTAAAAGATGATGCATCCTCCGAGATGACGTCAATTGACTTTGTCTTCTTGATGAACTCGTCAAAGGCAAGCGGAACCATGACGCCCGCCACCTTTGAACTTTCATAAGCAAAGTAAGCGAGGTCTTCTGCGCCGATGCCGTTACCGAGACTGGATGCTTGTCGTTTGAATTTGCGTTCCCATGCCACGACAACGAAAAGATTCGTTTCGCATTCATAAGGGTCGCCTTCAATCGGTGTTACTTGTAGTCGGATTTTCATTGTTTCCCTCTTCTATTTTTTAGACGATGTCTCTTGCCCAAGTGCCGTTGGAGAACGACACAGTAGCAACCGCAAGGGTTCCAATGGACGACATGATTACAGGAGCTGCGTCAAGTGTGCAGGTCGTGATTGTAAATTCTGGGTTGCTTGCTGACTCTGTGGTGCCTGATGGTGACACAACGATTGTGCATGAACCGGCAGCAACGATTGCTGACAAAAGTGTTTCTACTTCTCCAACGCCGTATGAGAGATACAGCGAAAGATTGACCGCCACAGATTGCAAGCCCTTGGTTGCCTGTCGACCTGTATCTGACAGCGATGTGCTTTCAAGGAGTTCAAAGCCCAAAAGAACCTCGCAGCTGCTGAGTTGGTCGGAGACGTCGATTGCTGATCCGCCAGTTGGAGTGATTGAGCAGGTCGCACCTGACAGGAATGTTGTTGTTGCCATTGGTGGCTCCTTAGTTTCTCTTCACTGCTATTGCAACAGTGAGGTCGTATGTGGGTATGTCTTGCCCGCCGTAGTTTGCGTTGCCTGGACGGGCATCGGTTACTGCGATGGGCGAGTTCATTATTGTGTCAACGGTTGACATCAAATAGTCGCCTGAGTCCTGATTGCCTGGAGGGGCTGCAAGGATGCGAACGGGAATGCGAAAGTCGCCAATGTTGTAAGTAAACGAAGTCATGACGGGGAGTTCAATCATGACGGACATTGGGCGCGCGTTTCGGGGATCTGTGACGGGTTTGAGACCGAGAGCGGTGAGAGCGGTTGCAATCGCGTTGACTGCGTCTGCGAGGATTCCTGTTGCAGCCATTATGCGACCTGTGGTCTTCCGCAGCCGATGAGAGCCATGATGCGTCCCATTGTCGACGGTATTGGGATTGAAGACATTGCGTCGAAGGAGGCAAAAGAGTCTGCTGATCCGCGCTCTCGGTAAAGAGTAGCTGCGTACATGATTGTGCCGAGTTTGACGTCGGCACCTGGCACTGTTGATTGCGAGTCGGTGTATCCGGCTTCGCGACGTTTGCGGAAAATGTAGTTGTTGGCTGCGTTAACGCAGACCGTGATGAAGGCGGTGTCGTTGGCGGTTGCAACGTCGATGCCAAGCCATGAGGTGACATCGGCTGCGTTAATCCATGAAACGGACGGAGTAAATGTGACTGTGCCGGTAGCAGTAGATCGAGTGAAGTCCGAGCCTGCGTTGACATAAAGGAACTGGTAAAGACGAATTACATCGGAGTCAAATTCAAGGTCGCCCTCGTCAGATAGTCCGATGAACTCGAAGTCTTGTGTTGAGACAATCGTTGCGGTTGCGTCGAATCCGTCGCCTGCGCCTGCGATGACAACGGAGTCTCCGACTTGTATTCCAGTCTCAACGAAGGTCTGAAGGACGGCGTACCCATCGAGGCGCGTATGAAACGCGAGATCGTAAGTAGCCATCGTTCAGTCCCTTTAAGAGTTCGCCTGAATCAGACGAACGCAGCCTTGATGCTGAGTGTTGGGTCGATAAGTTTCGATGCCCAGTAGCCCCTGAACGCAATTTGGCGGGAGAGCTGCGAAGGCATTTCCACTGAAATTGCCCCTTTTGCATTTTCCCAGTTCTCGAGGGCACGAGGGTCAAGGATTGTCATGCCTGCTGAGGTCAAGTTGCGGTCAACTACGACGCGAAGCCCGAACGCAAATGCGCCCGATGTGCTTGCTGCGTTGAGTGAACCGTAAGCGTTCATTGGACCAACCTGTGGGAACAACGGACGGTCTGCGGTATCGCTGAGTGAACCCATCAACTTCCAGACGTTTGGAGACACAGCCAAGATTGACGGAAGGTTTCCGTTTGAACCCGAAAGGATGTCTGCTGCTGCGGTGTACATCCACTCAACCCAATATGCAGGGTCTGCAATAGATGCGTTTGCAAAGTTGTTGCTGTTGGTTGTACCTGTCTGCAACTCTGAACAAGCGAGAAGATCTGTCCGATCCGCGTAAACGCGAGCCATGTCGTCTAACAAAGCGGAGAGGACTTCTGGTTGACTCCAATCAAGCGAGGCTTCGCTGATTTCAACGTATCCACCTTGAATTGTCTTGGTGATTTGCACGTCGTTAACTTCGAACGCTGATGCTGTGATGGTTGTGTTCTGAGTGGCTGTGCCAATACTGGAATGAACCGAGACCACAGGGCGAATGAAGATTGAACCACCCTGGGGCATCTGGCGAACTGACGTGGCATCCACGAGAGGGCGCGAGCCCACAAACGAGTTGAAAATTGGCTGAACAATCGGCGTCGGGATCACTCCTGGAATGTCCGGCGTTGTGATGTCTGGCGCAGCTGCACGAATGTTTTCGTTCAACTGTGCAAAGTCGTGTCCACCGCGAACGAACGATGCGATGTATTCAGATGCTGACGGAAGTTTAAATTCACGTTTTGCACTTGCGAAGATTGGTGATGTTGGGATGGCGTCGGGCGCGGAGGCTTCGACTTGGGTTTCTTGTGACATTGTTTCCTCCTGGAGACTTGTGTCGGGTTGGGGTTCGGTTGACTCTTCTTCGACCTCTTCTGGGTCGGGTTCTGAGGCAGCGATGGAATCGATGGTCGCGTCGGCATAAGCCGGAACTGCGACAACCGATAATTCTTGAAGCGATGCTGACGAGACGACCATGACGCCGTTTTTGTCGTACTTGAATTTCTGGGGTACTGCGCCAACACTTACTGAATCGTAAGCAGACATCAAAATAAGTTCGACTACGTCGTCGGCTGCTTTTGAGCGAGCGAATGTCGCAGTGAAGCCAAGACCGTTGTCTAGATCGATGAGTTCGTTGACGATACCGATGGGGCGTCCGTCGTGGTTTTCAAGAAGTCGCGCGGACTTGGCATTCAAGTCAAAGGCTCCGCGCTTGAACATAACTTTTTCGCCACCTGAGACGGTTGCAACGGTGTCCCAAGGAACTGCAATGCCGGTGATGGTGCGCGGTGCATCTTCTCCAGCTGCTGCATCAAGAGTGATGGGGACGGCGGTGAATTTGATCATGAAGGAATCTCCTCGAGGTCTGGTACTTCTGGTTCGACAAGTACGTCGTGCATATCGCCAATGGCAAGAAGGTCGTCTGTGTCAAAGCGCACGAAGCGTCCGCGACTGAGAACGTCGTTCATGCTGAGACGAGATTCGATTGCATGGGCGTACATTTGCGCGCCGAATAGCCAGAGGTCTTGACGGGCTTGCGATGCGTTTTGGTATGTCATTGATGCGCCTGGAGTCGGAGCCGAAACGAGGTACGCAGGAACTGAACACATACGGGAAAGGTCAAGAGCTTGGTATTCGCGTTGCGCAGCGTTGACTTCAAGCGGGTCACGGTCAAACTCAACAAAGTTGACGTAGTTGTTCAACGCGCCAATGACGTTTCCTTCTCGACGAGCCTGCGCCCATTGCGCTGCCAAGTCTCCGAGTTCTTCACCAGACATTGTTTCGCCAGCTGCAGTCTGTTGAAGATAACCAGGGACGGTCTCGATGGTGGCTGCGCGGTCTGCGTATTGATCGAGGTGAGTTGCAATGTTGACCGAGCGTCGACCTGAATACATGAGACCAGTTGTCGGTGCAAGGAATGTGATGATTTGACTTGGGTCAAGTTGTACGCCGTTGAACTCAATTTCGTCTGGCATCCCGAAGAATTGCGGACCCTGCTGATTTGGAGTTTGGATGTTTGAAGAAGGAAGCCATTCGAAAGACATTGGGCGTCCGTCGGTTGCATTACGAGAAGTAATTGCCCAGAACGCACGACCCGTCATCCACAAGTCAGTCACCGTGTTGGCAAGGATGAACTGGCGCGGAACTTTCGGATCAGGATTCTCCATCCACGATTCATTCGGGACGTATATCTCTTCGTACTCGGTGCCGTTCCATTGCTTCACATACTGGCGGAACTCAAGACTTGAGATTGTCGAGGCGAGAAGGTCTCTCGCCCGCGACACCGTCGGGAGACTAAGGGCGGTCTGCTCAAATGTTCCTGTCGTCCATGCATACATCGGAGGGATGCCAGAAATGCCGACACCGGCAGCGGCTTTAATCGGAGAAGATGCAAATTCAGCAGTTGTAGTTTTTCGGGAGAAGAACGCCACGACTGGAGTCTCCCACAAACTTGTTGCAAATGCAACTACCTTCCGAATGCCATTGCTGCGCGTCCAGTATTTGACGGGCGGGAAACAAGAGCTGCTGCAACAACGAGAAGTCGTGCTGCCTCAATCGGTCCGGGGCTTCGTTGCGACGAAATCACGACTTGACCATTTGCCCTGGCAAGGACTGCCCTGTTGACATGGGTCGCAAGGAGTTCTTCGCCTCGGTGGTAGATGCGCTTCTCAAGGATGAGCGAGCGAGTCAGACCCGTGAATTTCAGCACCTCGGCGTAGCCGAAAATTTGACGTCGGCGTTCTAGTTTCTCTGGCGTGTGCAGATCAAGAGCGGGCGAAATTGCCAGTCGCAATTTTGGGTCTGCTTCCATTGCTTCATTTATCTTTATCCACATCTCTTTGAGGGACTCTGTGGAGAACTGAACAGTCGCAATAATGTTGCCTTCTTCAGTTAGTCCGCATCGAATACCGACATACTTCTCTCCGCCTGTGGCTGAGTCGACGGCAAGAACGCCACCAGCAGGACAGTCAGATTCTGTAAACAATTTGTCCCAGACTCCAGGCTGAATCCATGCGTCCGCCGACGAGACCCACAGGTTTAAGTGGGCGCGGAGGAACGCTGCACGATCTGGAGTTTCCGCAGCTGCTTGAAGTGCCTCAAGGGTAATGGTCTGACCGAGGGCGGGGTTGGCGTAGCCCCAATTGATTTCGTCGTTCGGGTCAACAGACGGAAGGCTCCATTCGGCAAAGTACAGACGGGTCTGCTTCTGCTGATCTATTGCGCCAATCGCTGCCTCGCGAAGACGTTGCATTGTCTTAGACGATTCATCGCCTGAAGTTGACCAGGAAGAAAGGAGCGGAGACTTGACCGCAATCTGCGACGGGCGCAACGCGTCAAAGTACACCTCCTCCGAGACATTCCAAATTTCGTCAACAACAATCAGATCATAAGTTCCGCCGTGAAGATTCGGGGTCGCAGCGCGGACTTCCCACGTCGAGCCGTTTGGCATCTCAACCTTGTTGCGTCCATACGACCAAGTGACATGACCTTCAAATTGTGCCTCAAGTACCGGAGCAAGTTCATTAAAGATTGCAACCGCGCGATCAAGTTTGTTGGCAACGGAAAGAAC